TCCAGCATAAGAGTGTCTACCAAAAATAGGAGTTTGATGGACTGCCCCATTAGCATTATAAGTTCCAATAGTTCCTGCAGCTTCTAACCAAGGGTCAGTGTCTTCCACCCACCTTACTCCACCCCATTTACCAATTTCACCATCAAACAAAGCAGTATCCTGAGCATATTCGTGAGCGTTTACCCAAGCGCTGTCTTGCATAAAGTCATACTGCACAAACGGTGAAATTATTCCTATGTAATATCTTCCATCATAGCGAGGAGCGTGAAAGTGTTTTAATAGTGCCACCGCTCTCTCCACCGCAGAACAAGTAACTACATTAGTTGAGGTAATTCCAAAAGAAGTAACAACTCGGAAAGTATCTCCAGCATCGCAAGCTTCTTTTAGTGCTGGGGAAAAGGTAATAGTATTAGTGCTTGCAGCAAAGCCAGTGATATGAGCGCTATAACCCTTATTCTGTCCCGAGGTTATTACTATTGTTCCGTTATTCCAGAAGTCGTCTGGGGCAGTAAGAGAAGTTGAGGCTATGGTAGAAGTTGTAGGAACTCCAGTTGCTACACAACTTCTACCATAGCTTGGAGAGTTGTCAACTCGCATAGGATATAGAAACTTAGCCAAACCTCCTCGATATAGCCTATTCAAGCTCTCTCCCATATTCTCTCCTAATTCCCTTACTGCACCTTCTAATACTGGAGAAAGAGCAGTCAAGTCTACCTCTTCAGTAATTCTTACTGCATTAGCATATTTTGCCACCGTAGCTTCAATATTCATTGCTTCTAACTCTACATAGTCAGGCTGTTCTCCTTCATTGGTAGGAGTAGTGACTGGAGCTAAAGGAACAAAGCGTTGGAAACTAATGGTTTGTCCTTCGTGCTGTGGAATGTCCTTTGAATGGTCAGCAAATTGGTCTAAAACTAACTTAGGTCGAGCAACTTCCAAAAGCAATTTATCATAGTATGTTTTCATCAACGCTGTTAACGTTGATGTAGTAGTTGCAACACCCATTTAATTCACCTCTTATAGTTTAGTTCCGCCTACTAACTTTCTAAGCTCTTCAAAGCTCATTTTGTCATAGTCAGTAGACTTAGTAGTTTTCGCCGTAGAAACACCCTGTGGTTCTACATATGGGTTTGCATTAGTTTCCTTAGAAAGTTTTTCTCTTTCCTCGGCAAGCTTCTTTTCCACGGCAGAATTTATGTTTTGTTTAAAGTAAATATCATATGCCACCTGAAATGCTTCTGAACCATATTTGTCAAAAAGCTCGTTTTTATTGTTCTTTTGATAAGAGGCAATTATTTTGTTAACTCCCTCTTCATCATAAGGGACAAGACTATCTTTAGTGGACTCTTTCAACCTTTTAACTACTGCTTCATTATTTTGTTTAGCCTGTTGGATTAAAATGGGATGCATTGCTTTTTGAATTAAAGGTAATAGAGCTGCCTCGGGGTCTTCAGCAAACTTATCGTAAAATACTGTTCTCTCTTCCGGTGTCATGCCCTTAACTTGAGCATCAACCATTTTTTGAGCAGAGGCACTTAAGTTCTGCTCTTCCATTTGTGCTTGCAGTTCTTCCTGTTGTTTCTTAAATTTCCTGAGCTCACCTAACTCTTGGTCTTGTCGTCCTTTGAGCTTACGTAAATTGACTAAAATTTTAACGAGTTCAGCTTGAGACTTATCCTTGAGGTCGTCAGGTATCTCTTCCTCTTCTGGGGTCTCTATGCTCTCGCTTTCAACTTCAGCCTCCTTACGTGGTTCAGAAGTTTGAGTTGAGAGAATTTCCTTTCTCAACTCTTCCGCAGTCATTGTGTCTGGACTTTTTTGTTTGCCAGCCTGTTCGGAGATTATCGAATTTTCCTGTTCGGTCTCGGACAGGTTATTGGCTTTGTCTTTGTCCATTTTTTACCTCCATACCAGTTTTTATTAAACCTTCTACTTCACCTAAAATATCATCAATTACCTGAATACCAGCTTGATAAAAATAAATTCTATTAAGTTCCTTTTCTTTAATTAAACAGGCAATAAATTCTTGCCTCTTCATTTCGAATAAATTATTAAGAATTTGCCAACCAGAAGTATTAAGAAGAGCAATTAAACTATCGCTAATTTCGATGGGGTTCATTTTCCACCACCTAACATCTGTAATAATGTTTGTGGTGTTTGTTGAGTCGGTGGTTGCTGTCTTAGTTTTTCCTCATGAGCCCTGATTTCTCTGGCTTCTCTTTCTTCTTTGAGAGATGGAATAAGCTCTTCTACATCTTCGAAGCCCAGTTTGTCCGCAATCCTCTTGATAATTTCTCGCTGGTCAACTAACGGAGCAACCACCGGCTTTCCTTCGGCATCTAACATAGGTTGTCCCATGGCGTCAGTCTGGGGAGCAACTGCGTTCATAGAAATTTGCAAGAAATTAAGTAAATTTTCAATTTCAGTTTGTTTTTCATTAAAAATACTAACTCCACGAGGTTTGAAATCTGGATTACCAGTTAATTTAATATCTTCCTTTTTAATTTTCTTTCTCTGTTTTTCCTCTTCCCATAATTTTGCTTTTTCCGGCCCCAAAACCCTATAAGCAGTAGCGTCAGAAAAAAATTGTAAAGTATGTTTGTAGATAATTTCTAAAACTCTTTGAAACCAGGGTTCTAAACGATGTCTAACGGTATGCTTAATGGGTTCTGCAGCGTTTCCTTGCATCACCAAAGTAGCTCCTAATGTTTCGGGTAATCCTTTCTTAGATGGCATAGCTGAAATTACGGGAACTGCTTGAGTAACTTTCTGAATTTTTTCTTCCATCATATTTATAAAAGTAATTAGGGGGCTTAAACTTGCTGCCTGAGCAGTGGTGTTAATGAATTGTAAAGCATTAGAAACATTATCTACATTAGGATGAGCAAAAAACATCTTTCCTGGATGACTGATAATTGTTCCACCAGAAACCCCTTGAACCTTATTAGCGTTTATAATACCCATAGGGTTAGCAATTATATTAATGCAGTCACTTAGTTTATTGTGAGCATTAGTAAGCTCAGCAGCTAAAGCCTGAATGTCTTCCGCCGTTCCTGTTCCAATAGATTCGCCAGGCAGCCTATCTTTGGTAGCGTCAGCAAAAATATTGCCACAGTCATAGGGATATACCTCATTTCTGATACACACTTCCCTATTAGCAATGGTTACAATGGCTTTTACATATTCATCATCATACGGGTTGACTTGGCTTTCATCGGATATTTTCCCCTTTAATAAGTCTAAGGGAATTTCACCGTGATATTCTAAGAGTTCTACTCTATCTTTTTGGTCTCTCGCAGTTTCTGGGTCGCCGTCTTCATAAGGCTGGGAACTATCTTTTAGCTCAGATATTGAATGGTAAATTCCTTGAGCTTCCATTTGCTTTAAATAGGATACAAAAACATCCCTCTTTCTCACTATACACCACGAGGAGGAAATATCGATAGTATTAGGGTCGGGAAAGAACTGAAAAATGTCTACACATTCTATATCTGCGCCTTCAAAAACAATTTTACCTTTCTCTTTTTCTACCCTCCAAGGAACTTTAGCAACTGAATAACCATATATTTCAAATTGGGTTAAAAATTCGTTTATTACAGAGAAAAAACCACCCCTATTTTTCCCACAGTTTTCAAGTTGAAACATCATAACGTCTTTAAGAATAGGGATAATCTTTTCATCTTCTTCTTCACCGGGAATAATATCCCAACTTTTAAGCCCATTCGCGAATAGAATATTAGCATAGAGAGGAACCTTAGTGCGGACCACATCTTTTAAAGTGGGAATAATATAATTAGCTTGCCAGGGTTCTTTCCCTTCGGCAATTGTCCCACGATAGTCTTTATAATATTCCAACCACTGAGAACGTATCCCAGCAAGCTCAGTTTTACTGTAGTTATATCTATCAAGAACAAACTCAACTAAAGCTTCACCTTTAGTTTTTAGTTTCTTTTTAGCCACTTAATCACCTTCTTATAGTCCAGAGTACTTAGAGGAATGTTTGACCGCATAAGCATATCCCCAATCTTCGTATTCCTTGATTGTCTTGAACATGCCCGCAAACTGTAATAAATAAAGTCCTTGAATATATGTATCAGCTTTGTCGGGAGAGCGTCCTAATTTAGTTTTCAAGTCATCCTTACTCTCTATCTGGATTCTACCATTCTTAATTTCATAAGTTGCCGCAGTAAGCTCGTCAATTAAGTCTTCATCTTTCCAGGTAAGCCTAATATTATTATCCGCAAAATTCTCCGCTGCCGTCCACCACATTTCAGCCCTCAAGTTTACAAATTTTTCCGGGTCTTTAGAGCGTTCAGAAGAGTTTATATCTATTACTTCATATCCTAATTGTCTTAACCTATCCGCTACGCCACCACCTACACCTATTGTATCCACACCTATTAAAAGAGGATGTTTTTCTCTCGCCCAGATAGCAATTTCGGCCGCAGTGGTCATAGTATCTTTTTGAGTTAATATCTTTTCACCTATAATATCCGTTCCTTCCATTAAATAAATTACCGTAGTATCGTCTCCATACCTTGCAACGTCTACGCTCATTAGTTTCGGAGCTTCTTCATAAGGATTACTCACTATTTCAGCTCTTCTCAACCATTCCTCTTTAATAACAATATTAGTACCAGACATAGTATCCCAGGAGCCATAGAGATAAGCTTCCAATAATTCCGGTCTATGCCGGTAAGCTTCTTTAAGCTGGTCAATGTAACCTGCCGGTAGATATTCGTTGTCGCTTGGAAGAGCAGGGATATAAACTTTGGTAGAGTCGTTCCCTTGAACAAATTCCTTTTTAAGCCATAATCCCAGATTAGGATTTTTCTTTTTCCCATCATTTTCGACATAAGGATTGGCTGTGTAAAGTTCTTTGTATGGTAATTCTTTGCCATTTATTTTTTGTCTTAAGCAAGCCCTTAAATCCGCTACTGCATCCCTTGAGCATTCCTCGGCCTGGTCTAAAAATATCATTCCATATTCCGCACTGGTAAACTTCTTTACTTCTTCCGTTCTATCCAACCCACCAAAGGCGAATTTTACGGTATCCAATATCACTATTTCCTTATCCTGTGAGCGAATATTGTAGGTTTCCGGAGGAATAAACTTTTTCCACGTTTCCAGTGTAGTATCGGTAAAATCTACACTTTGCGCTCGACCCATAAATCCAATGGGAATGGGATATTTTTGTGGAGAAAGATTAAAATGGTTAATAATTTCCACAGCGTAAAGAAAAGAAAGGATACAACCGAGAGCAGATTTTCCGCCACCACGAGCACCACCGTAAAGAACTGCTTTAACTGTAGGATTGAAGAATGCATCGAAACACTTTGTTTGCTGTTTAGTAAGATTAATATCTAAGTTTATTTCTGCCATTTTCATTCTAAGGCCATTTTTAAGCTCGTAGAGGCCTCCAAAATTTCAGAGTGGTATATTATCATTCCCGAGTAAAAATGGGCACCTCTATGAGCCTCTAAATAGCCTGTTTTATTTCTCATACTTCTTATTAACTTGAATATTCACCACTGAACCACCTTCTACCTCTACTTTTTCCTTCCTACTCCATCGGTCAGGATATCTTCGTTCCAGAAATACCTGAGCAGCTCGCCAGTCTTTGGGAATTTTGCTTTGCCATAATGCAACAATACGGGCTTCCGCTTCGGCTTCAGCCTTCTTTACTTCTTGGAAAAACTGAAAATGTTTCCCCGATTTTGCTTTTTCTCCTCTTTTCATCCATTCCCAAAACGTCTGATATTCTATACCAGCATAAGCACACGCAGCATTATAATAATTGCCGTTGCGTATAGCTTCGATAATTTTTTTCTGGACTTCAGGAGTTAGCTTCGATGGTCTTCCCATTTTTTAATCCTCGTCATAAATATCTACTCGAAATTCCTTACCTCGTAACAACACCATCTTAATCACTTCCGCTATTTCACTTTCAGAGACATCTAATTTAATCCTTGCGCCATTTCCCGCTCCGGAGAAGTTAATTGCACTCTGGATATCCGGTAAAATTGCATGAAACGAACAAACTTTATTCATTTTTAACCTCCGTGGAACCGCCTATGGCAGTTTCTGCATAAGAAAACTAAAAATTTTGGTAAGTGATAAACTTTAAGTGGGCTCCTTCCAGCTAAATGATGAATGTCTACCCCTTGCCTACCACACAGCTCACATCTTCCACTAGCTCGTCCCTTTACTATCTTATAGCTCTCACTCATAAAGCCTTTTTTCTTCTCGCACAGTTCAGAGCTCCACTTAAATTTATTCGCATTCAACCTTAAAAAGTCTTTTAAGTCTCCAGCAATAGCTTTCAGCATTTCAAAATCTTTTCTCTCTCTTATCCCTTCTATTTCTTCAGCATATACTTTTACTTCTTCCTCAAATTCTTCTTTTTGCATGAAACCCCCTAAGGGTGAAAATAATATTTCACCCATCTATCGGACATTTATCAGACATATTAGAAACTAACATGACAATCCTTACGAGTAGCGTCCAATCGCAGACGAGGACTTCCAAGTTTTGCAGGCCGGAACCCCCTTCTCATTCCATAATCTCCATAATTTAAGAAACAGCCTGAACTTACAAAAGTTCTTTTCATCTCAGAAACACGATTGTTTCGAGAATCCGGAACGTAATAAATGTCTTGAGAAAAACACACCTGATGATGATGAGCCATGAGGTAAATATCTGCCAAACATATATTCCCCAGTTGTTCCAGTTTGTTCACTTTCGCTCCTGCAGTTCTCCCGCCGCCCCAGCCGTGGACTGCATAAATTGTATATACAACTGGTTTCCCGTTTCTCCCTTTACCACAGCGAATTTTTAGGAATGCACAATCGGGGAAAAACTTCCAGTTAAACCTGGAACACACTAATTCACCCAAATAGCCTTTAATTTGTTTATGAACTCTTAACTCGTGATTTCCCTCTATCCAGCATAAAACTCGATTTTTTACCGGCTCGAATATTTCCCATACCATTTGGCAAGCTTCCACAACACTAAACTCTTCCCGGTAAATATCCCCCACGCTATCCCGGAGCATGGTATTTAAGATATCTCCGAGTAAGAGGATATAAGCGTTCGGACGTTCTGCAACCCACTTGAGATATCCTTCAAGTTTTTTCCTGTTAAACAGCGGGTCGCCAATATGTGTATCTGAAATAGGGATTAAATATATACAATCTTCAACATTGGGTAAGTCAATCACTTCTAAAGAGATTGCTCCCACACATTCACTCCCTTATACTTAATTTTTACTATCTTTTACCAAAGATATAATTTATAACTAACCCCCTATATATATGGTGCATTTTGACTGCCATCTCATGTGAACCCTTATATAATAATGGTTTGAGCTACTGTGAAAATAAAAAAGCCGGGATTTTCAAAATATTTTTATTTTTTTTTAATTATTTTTTTTCTTATCCTCGACCAATACCCCCTTACTGTTCCGGGGGAAAGCCTTAATATGTCGGCAATTTGAGTTAACGAGCATCCTTGACACTTTAATAAAAAAATTTCTTTCTGTCGGGATGAGAGCCAAGGAATACTGTCTATAACTTCGCTTACAAAACTCCAATCCCGTTCTATGTCTTGATATTCCGTGCCTGGTAAGTTTTCTAAGCTTAAACAGTGTTCTGGATACGGTTCAGGATATAGCCCCTCTTCTCTTAACTTCCTTTCCCACTTGTTCAATTGCTTCTCTGATTTCTGCTTGTTTTTCATAAAACCAACCCTCCTCTACCATTCCTAAATAATCTACAATTTCTTCGGTAGTTTGACACTTTTTTAATGCCCTCCACAAGTCAATTCGGGCATTAAGTGGGTCACAATGATAAGGGTTTCCTAAAAACCTCTCACAAACAGTAAAAGTTCCTTTGTCGGGATAATAAGATAAAAGCCAAGAAACAACCTTTATCCAATGCTCCCGCTCAACCAACTTTATGCCCCCTTGAGGAATAGTTTAGATATCTTCCTTCGGAATCATGAGTCATCTCCCAAACCGGATTAAACCAAACTTCCTCGCCAGCCGTTACAAAGCTATCTTCCTCAATATTAAATAGCTTACATAACCATGCAAGCTCCTCTGGTTGTTTATGTTTTATGATTTCATAAATGAGCATGTTTTTAATTCCTTCTCAATATTATATACAGCTTTTTCAATCCTTTTAGGAACGTATTCTATCTCCCGGATATCAAAACCATCTTTAATAAATTCTTCTGCTTCATCATCCAAAACGCTACAACACAAAAGCTTATGTTCCCCTACCTTAAATTGAGTTCCCATGCCTATCTCCTTTAGTTATGACTAAACATAAATTTTTTTTAACTTTTACAATTATACCTTCGCAACCATCTTTTACCGCCTTACTCATCCAGTCATAAATAATCTTTATTCCCCTTACATCGTTAAAATATTTACATTTACCATTTTTCGAACCTAAGAAATCATCAATATTAATCACTGAGAAACCATTGATATTTACTATGTTACACTTGTCATCCCTCGCCTTCTCATATAATTTATAAAGAGTTTTTAATCCATTACTCCTATATTTACATTCATATCTTTTACCACTAATTATTACGTCCCCCTTCTCATCCCCCGCCCCAGAACGCTCAACTCTTTCCGCTTCTAATCCCGCATCCCGAGCTTTATAAACTATTCGATATTCAAAATTCTTCCCCCGATATAAGTCTTGCTTACTCACGAACCGCTACCATATTAGCCCTAATATCATATATTGTTTTCTTTTCTCCATTCTTTTCATAACTCTTCTGTCTTAATTGTCCTTTTACCAATACAGTATCTCCTTTCTTTAGTTTCCTCAACTCCTCTGCTTCATTTCCTACCGTAACTGAAATAAATAAAGTTGAATTATTATCGTTATTCGCTAATCTGAAAAACCCCCAAGGCTCTCCCGATTGAGAATGTCTTAAAGAAAAATCATCCACCAATCTACCGGAAATTGTTACCTCGTTCATTGAATTACCTCCTCTAAAATTTCTATAACATCAAAAATATCATACGCCTCAGGATATTCCTGTTCCAAATAATTAGCAATTATCCCACCAATTTGTTCTGAATTATCTGGGGTAGGTTCAATAAACATTTCATCCAAAATTTCCTCAATTGCGTCAATAATTACAATTTTATTTCGATAATTTAACATTATATTCCTCCTTTCAAATGATAAATTTCTACACACTTCAAAAATATCTGTTCCTCAATATCTAAATTCTCCCGCTTACATACTTCAAATCCTTCTGTTTCATCTCTGCCAATTCGGAGAATTAAACATTGCTTAACAGAGTGTCCGTGTTCTTCTAATAAAATTTTATATCCTGCAAGCTGATAAAAATATTCTTCATATATTGCTTTGGAAGTTTTGTAATCAACGAGAGTAGGAACCCCGTCAAGCTTGCAGTAGTTATCCAATGTTCCACCGAATTTATATTTTTCAGATACTAATTGAGCCTCTAACAAAACGGGTTCTAATTGCTGTTTGCTCTCCCATTCCATATACTTATTAAAGCAAACTTCTGCAGTAGTTAACTGTTCTAAAGTATATTCTTTTGGAATAGTTACTTGCCCTCTGAGGTGGTCTAATATTTGTTTATGAACTAATGTTCCAATGTCAGCTTTATCGTCTCGATATTTACGATAATCAATCCCTTTAATTCCTAAATCCCAAGCCCAATAGATTAGTGCAGGCTTATTTAAGATACTTAATACGGTGGTAACTGAAGGAACTATTACTCCTTCACGAGTTTTATAAGCAGGGTGAATCTTAAACTTACTCATTATTTACCTCCTTTTCAAATTGCAAAAGCTTAATCAATTCATTAACTGTAACTTTTTGATGATTCACAAATATTTCACCATCTTCAGGTGAATTTTTTTCAAATTGGATTAAATATAAACCATAATATTTTGGTGTTTTGCTTAAAAAATCACTCATTAACTTAAGCGATTGTTCTTGGCTAAAATCCATTGTGCCCATATACCGCTTTTCTTCAATCAACATATGCTCTCCTGTTTTATAGTTTCTCCAGAAATAATCAATGTCTGTAGTTATAAAACCCCGAGAACTATCTAATTCATCTTGTTCTCTTAGCCAATCACTAAACGGAGTAGAACCGGTTGATTGCCAACCGCAATTAATACAGTAGACAGATTCTGCTCCACAATTAGGACATGTTGTGTAATGTTTTCTTTTTTTAGTCATTAGCCAATCTCCTTTTTGCTAATGCTGCCACTTTTTCATCTATCTCAATTCCAGTAAAAATACAATTATTTTTTAATGCTGCCACGCCAGTTGTCCCCGTACCACAAAAGGGGTCTAATATGCTTTGCCCAGGTCTACAAAATTGCTTCACTATTGACATCATTCCACTTTCTGATTGTTGCCATTCGTGCAGGGTTTTTTCCGCACTATCGCTTTTAAAAACATCACCAAATGTTTTACCTTTATAATTATCATTTCCAAACACCAAAACGGGCTTCCATGAAGTATTAACATTTCTATTTCTTAATGGATTAGGCTTCCCCGGTGTTAGATAAGCGCATATCCAATAATAGTTAACATATTTAGTCATTATTCCAAATATTTCATCTAAATATGATTGTCCGCACATAACAATTAGTAATCCACTTTTTTTCAACCATTCCTTTGAACGCTTAGCTAATGTTTCATATAAGCTTAAATATTCATAAGGGTAAGGCGGGTCGGAAATAATGAAATCAAATTGTTCTTTTAGCTCAACCTCAGCCATGTCGCCAACTATAATCCTATACCTATCGCTATGGGGGAGAGAATTAACTGTTTCTATTGCTTTTTGCTTTTCTTCTTCTAATTGTTCTTCTCTATCTTTTTTCTTTATTTCAGCGTAAACTTTATGAATTGTCATGTCGTTCTTTCTTAGCTTTTCCTTAATTTCTTCTGGTGCTTTCTTCCACACTATTTCTGCCTGAGCAACCTTACCATGAGACCAATCAAGTTCTTTAGCTATTTCTTCTTGGGTATTATGGGATTCTGGGGGTTTACCAATTGTTGGTAAACCCCCGAGTTGTATCTCTCTCCCCATTTTACCTGCTTCTGCCATTTTTTCTCTTCCCATTTCCAGCAATATTTTCTTTTTCTTATATACCAATTCAAACTTCACAAAATCAGGTATATTTCTTCTTCCTAACTGATTATTAATAATCCATACCTTAGCCTCTTCTCTACTACTTAATTCTATTTCTTGTGTTTTAAAAGGTATATTGTGCTCGGTGCAAATTTTATAACGGTGGTGACCGTCAAGTATTATATTGTTCCAAATAGTTAGTGGTTCTCTACAACCTTCTTTTAATACGCTTTCTTCTAATATTTTATATTCTGCTTCTGTTAATGGTGGAATTAAACTTCTGAATTCCTCATCAATGTTTATCATTAAATACCTCCTTTATATGTGAGCATTTATGGAAAGAATGGAAATCAGGTTCTAAAACAACCCACTTCCCGTTCTCGTTTTTGGCAAAACAAACCGGCTTCCCGCAGCGTTTGCAAATCGCTACATTCTCATTCCATAATTCCGGGGGAGCACCAAAATCTTTAGCTTTCATTTCTTTCTTCTTCAATACAAGCCGCAAGAAGCAACAAATAGTTTCTCGCATCAGCTATCCTTTGCTTTAGCCCATCGTTATTATTAGTGTCATTCCAATACCATTTATCCAGTTGCTTATTTTCTTTAATTGTTAGTATTATGTTTTGAATATGTTTCAATAAATAGAATAAACAAACACCAGCTCCATCTAAACCTATAAATTCGCCTATCTCTTTAAAGTTTAACAATATATCATAGTTATTCCTATACCCTTGGGCTTCCAGTAATCCAACTTCTTTGTCAAAAAATTCCTTTAATAAATTTTCAAATTGCTCGTTATTCATTTCCTGCCTCCTATTTTTTAATAATAAAAATAACCAATCAAAAACATTACCGCAAGAAGGAAAACCGATAATGCTACCGCTTCCTGTAAAATACCAGTAGCTCTCTCAAATATACTAAATCCTATTACTGCCAAAAACATAGAAAAAAGATAAAATAATATATCAACCATTATGTTCCTCCTTTCTAATCTCCTCCTCGATACAGGCCGCGAGCAACAATAAATAGTTTCTTGCATCAGCAATTCTTTGCTTTAACCCCTCGTTCCCATTCTCATCTTTCCAATACCATTTCTTACGATATTTATCATCTTTAATAGCCAAAGTAATGCTTTGAACGTGCTTAAGTAAATATAGTAAACAAACATCAGCTTCGTTCAATCCTACAAATTTAGAGATTTCTTTAAAGTTTAATAGCCTATCATAGTTACTCCCATACTCCTGACCTTTCCACTCCAGCAATTCCGCTTCCTTACTTAAAAATTCCTCCCGTAAGTTTTCAAACTCTTGGTTATTCATTTCCTACCTCCCATTTTCTCAATAACAGAAATTATCACTCCACTAACTAAAAACACTACCGCAATCAGAAAAATTAATAACGCTGCTATTGCTTGAAAAATACCCGTAGCACCCTCTAACACAGTACATCCCAGAACTGCTAATAACACAAAGAAAATGTAAAACAATACACCAATCATTGTGTTCCTCCTTTCTCTTAAAATCATATTACTCATTTTTTCTCCCAAACCCTAACCCTTATCTTTTATAATATAACCCTAACCCTAACCACCCCCCTATATAGGGGGGTGGTTAGGGTTAGGGTTATATTAGTTATTAAATAAGGAAAAAACAGCATTTTCCACCCTAACCTGGTTAGGGTTTTCCTAAAACCCGCATCATATAAAGATTTTTTCAAAACCCTAACCAAAACCCTAACCAACCCTAACCGAGTTAGGGTTTTTAGAAAGGAGATTCTTTTTTCGTTGCTCTCCATTTTCCATATCCCGCATTCTCAATTAATCCCTTCTTACTCATCCTGCTCAAAGCATTCCATACATTCGGAGCGCTTGTATCGAGAAGAGCCGTTAATTCTTTTGGAGTTAAGGCTTTATCCTTATCATGTAATATTGCCAGTATCATTTCTTGAATCGTCTGCCTCTCATCACTTATTTCTGTATCATCTGGGTCTATATAGCACATTATTATTTTATCGCCATCAAATGCTAAAGAAATACCCTTAGGTTCTAATTTTCCCACATTTGTCTTTCTGCAGAATATTCCAAAGGAAAAAACCTTTTGCTCCTCATTATATTCACTTCGAATCTCCCAAGTTAATCTGGGAAAGTTCTCGAAGAAAACGCTCCCGAACGGAGTTCGCTTACCATCTCCTTTCTTCTCTCCCTTACTTACATGTGTAAGTAATAAAGTAGTTATCCCCGCCGCATTTAATTTCCTTACTGCAGAAAAGAATTTAGTAGTCTCCGCCGTAGAAATTAAATCACTCCCTAAGGCTGGGGCTATACTATCAACTATTACAAATCTAATCTCATGGTTAAATGTGATATCCAGTAAGGAATCTATTGTTTCAACTAATGGCAAATACATTCTTAAATATTTCGGTAATAATATCTTTTCTTTTTCTGTTCCGTATATTTCCTCCATTCCCTTTACTAACATGGTTGCTCTTCTATTAGTTTCTGCCCCATCTGTTTCCCAATCAAGATATAGAGTATTGCTTTTTTCTACTTTTCCGAAAAAATCATAACCGTTTTCAGTGCAAATAGCTAATAGTAATGCCAGGAAGCTTTTCCCCGAACCTCCGGGTGCGAACCATAAGGTCGGAGACTGTTTTAATATAAAGTTATCAATTAAAAACACTGGAGCCGTTCTTTCTATTAGTTTTATTTGCGAGGGTTCTTCGGGTGTTAGAATGTCTTCAATTATTCTTGTGCAAGCCGCCTGTAGTGTTACATCCCAATTATGTTCATAAATTTTATTTAGTCTATTAGCTAATTCGGTAATGGAACGGGGAGCAAGCAGATTAAGCTTAGAGGTTGAAAGCGTTTTCTTTATAGGAACAGTAACTAACACTCTTATGAAACCATTTATATCATTACCGGAGGCAGAAAGGTTACTAAATTTAATTTCTACCTCCCCATCCCTTACAATATATGAAGCACCAGTTTTTATTATTTCCATATTCCCTCCTTAAAATTTGTCTAAATTATTTTCGGGTAATTTTTTATAAGTTGGTTTTTGCTGTTTTAATAACATTTGTCGCAATCTATTATTTTCTTCTTCAAGTTCTTTAATTTTCATTTTAAGTTTTTTATCAAAAGGCTTAGGATTTCGAGGGGTTAATCCTCTTTCGTAATAGTATCCTAACCAATTATCCGAGCATGGAAAATCTATATAATCTTCCATTTTAATTCCTCCTTTTCTCTCCTTATATTCACCCCCGGGAGGGTGAAGTGAGAAAATCACCCTCCCGGGGGATTGAAGGAGGTGGTTTATTTCTCTAACATTATCATCTTTTTACAACTTTTGCAAACCGGCATCCCCTTATATTTATCAATCGCCGGGGATACCTTGCATATTCCACACAGTTTCCCATTTTCTTTTATTTCCTTTTTAGATTTCATTTTATATCCTCTATGGCTTTCAACAATGTTTCTAACTCTTTACGGTCGATATCCTTTACGCTATCTTTTCCCGTAATTTCATTTATCATTTTATGTAATGCTTCGTTCGTTATTCCTTTCTCTTTTGCTTTCCCGTATAAAAGTCGTATTTGGGCTTCAGAAAGCTTTTGAACTTCATTTGTGGTTTTGGTATTATTGGTTTGAGGTTTAGATGGCTCAGCTTCTATTACTTCTGCATCAATCCAACCTTGTAAGTCCTCCATGTCTTGAGTGAATATTCCCGAAGAGCGAGTAGCTGAGAGTGTGGCATCTATTAAGGCTCTCTTTTTAGCCATTTTTAAAACCGTATTCCATAGGGAATAGGGGGATTGATTTTCTATTTTATAGAGACGATATTTGCGCCCATCTTTAGTAACTTCTGTTCTAAACTGTAAAGAACTTCTATCAATGTCTGGAGATAGTTTCCACTCTGGTGTCCATCTCCATCGGAATTTATCTTCGTTAGTGTTTGCCTCCCCTACTCCTTCAGCCACTACTATGCCTGAGCGTTTATGAATAAGAGTCACGATTACCAAATAATGGCAAAATCCAGTTTCATTATCTTTTTCCTCTTTTATGTCTTTGATTACAGGAGCAAAACCGTAAAGTTCGCATAACTTTTCTGCTCCTGGCTTCAAAAGCGTAGGCTTGTCTGTTCCAGGTATAATTCCATAATCCTGGTCTTTTACCATTATTTTTTGAAAAAACCTTTGAACTATATCCAATTGTTCCTGCATTTCAGCAAGGCGGTATTCCATATCCCTGGCTGAACCCCGGAACTCCATTAACTCTTTTCCTTCCATTTTTAAACCTCCTCTTCATCCAACAACGAAAAAAGCGATGGGACTTTTTCTAAATAAAGCCACCGCTTTGTAATTCCTTTAATTTCCCAGAATGTCATATTTGGGATTTTTGTGCAGGTTAACGCATAAATAATCCCAACTACCAATAAAATTACTCCGCAGGTTAATAATATTTTGTTCATATTCTTGTCCTCCTTCTTATATTGTTGGCACCCTATATTGCCAACAGATTAATTCTCGTTCTTTGTCAGAACACTGGAAGCGGTGTTTCCAATATGCCGACTTATCCTGGAGAAAAAGAACTATTTCAATCAGTTCATCTTTCTCCAGAGCCGATAATTCCTCCCGAGTTAACTTCTCTGCATCCATTTTAAACCTCCTTTTTCAATAATAAAAAAAATGACAGAGCTTATTCCTGCCCTATCATCTTTTCCCATTCTTCTATCTCTTTTTTCATCCATTCCTTCTTTTGGGGATTATTAACCCAGAAAGAAAGAGTAGCCCGAGAAATTCCGAATAACTGCATTAATTCTTCAGCAGTCATCCCAAACTCTAATTGGTATTTAGTGGGTCGTTTTTTTATTGTTTCCATTTTATGCCTCCCTTTTTCTTTCTGTCTATATATTATCTTATATACTATTTTTGTCAAGCATTTTTTTAAGTTTTTTTTGAAAATATATATAAAAAAAAGAACCTCCGGGGCAGCACTATTACTGCCCCGGAGGAGAAGGAGGTAAGAAAGGGTGGGAAAAGGAGGGAAACCCACCCCTATTTACAACTTTTACATTTCCATT